AGTTTTGAAACCTTTATTTGGTGAAATGCTTAATTTTGAAACACAGATTGTTTAATTATGAAACCTATGATCGATTTTGAGAACTTGGAAACTAACCGCATAGCCTGGGAGCAGATAACCAGATCGGTCAAGGTGATATGATGGCAATGAGTTGGCTGGCAGGACGGTTGAAACAAATAATGGGTAAAGATTCTCAAGCGCCTTTAGTTTTTCCCTATGGCGAAACTGCTGGCTTGATAGGCGAGGCTGTTGCTGAGTATATCCCGGAGCATATGATTGAGGGAAATACTGTCTTTGAGATCAGCATGCTCATGACCAGGCGGCCACACCAGCTAAGTCAGCAGGAAAACGTAAAACTTACAATGCGTATAGATGACAACTTGAATGTGCAAATGATGGAGTATCCAGAAAGTGCGAAGGTGATGTGATGTGGTCGAAACCAAACGGCATGGAGACGCATTCGATTATTACTACTCCCTGGGTAACAGCCGAAGTTATATGCAAGTTGCACAGAAGTTGCACGTTTCCAAGACATCGGTTGCTAAGTGGTCAAAGGCTTTTAACTGGCCTGAAAGAGTAATCCAACGTGATCTTGAGATAAACAAAAGGACTGAAGAGAAAACCAATGACTCCATAGTCAATACGAAGGCAGATTATCGGGCAGATATTAGGTTGGCTCTACAGCCGATCAAGGCATTGATAAATTCAGCAATCATCGAAAAAGAGAATCCAAAGACAGGGAAAAAAGAAAGTGTAATAAAGTTTTCAGTCGAGGATCCCAAAGACATGGCGAGCATGATAACGTCACTTGAGAAACTAATTAAAGCAGATTTGCTCCTGATGGGCGAGGCAGATAGTCATGCGCAATTAAGTGGATCTGCCATTTCATTCAATTTCGGAAATAAACTTACTGAGGATGACATCTAGTGGAAATAGATATGGTGGAGACGACCAACTCCCAATTCTTCGACTTGACAAAATGCCACGACCGATATTTATTACCATACGGCGGTGGCGGCAGCGGCAAGAGTCACGAAGTAGCTCAGAAGATCCTCGTGAGAATCGAAAAAGCAGCGATGAACGGTTATCATGAGGGCTTTTTGTGTTTACGGAAGACGTCGCCAGATGTAAAACGGTCGGTTTTTGCTCTTTTCAAGACATATCTAGACCTCTGGGATCTACAAGGAATCACATCCAACAAAACAGACCTATCCTATACCTGGCCTGGTGGCCAGTTCATATCCTGTGGCGGGCTTGATGACCCAGAGAAGGTGAAGTCGATTGAGAATATAACGGGGGTCTGGATGGAAGAGGCGACTCAGTTCACTTTAAGCGATTTCAGGCAACTCGATCTCCGGCTTCGGGGCGAGGCTCCTAGCTATTATCAAATTATAATGACATTCAATCCAATGGATGATGCAAGCTGGATCAATGATGAGTTCTTTGATTCAGAAAAATCCCCCAAACTGGAATCATGGGATAACGGTAACAGCTTCCGAGTCATGAAAACCATCACTATAGAAGAGTTGAAGAAAGAGATTGAAATGTATGCCACTGCCATTCACTCCACCTGGCGCAACAACAAATGGGTGGACGATCAATACGTCGCCATGCTTACCGCTCTAAAGGAAAGCGACCCCGCACGATACAGTATATACGATCAAGGGTTATGGACTGCGTTGGCACAGCGTATATATGTCAACTACGAAGAGATAAGCGAAGCTGATTGGCCTGAACATTTTGACGAAGTGTTTTATGGAATGGATTTTGGCTATGCCAAACCAACTGCACTGATCATGATAGGCCTGAAAGATGGCGAAGTATATGAGAAGGAACTCATATATGAAAGCGAGTTAAAAAATGTTTCCAGAATAGCCAGGATGGAAGAACTGGATATAGACAAGAATGATGAAATATTTGCCGATCCGTCAGAGCCGGAGTTCATAGATGAAATATATGACGCTGGATTCAATATCAAACCAGCAAACAATTCAGTTATAGCTGGTATCGATTGTGTGAATACTAAGCGCTCAAAGATATTGACTACAAGCATTAATCATCTTTGGGAAAAGAAGAAGTATCGCAGAAAAGAAGACAAGAATGGCAATATCCTTGAAGATCCTGTGAAAGAAAATGACCATCTTCAGGATGCTGAGAGATACGCATTATTTTCTCGCTTCCATGATGATGACAAGCCAGCCATTTGGGTTTTGTGAGGGATACAGCTATGCCAAAGTTTCGTAAACGCAAGCATGTAGAAGGTTCTGTATTCTCAGAGAACATGACAGGCTTTAAGCGTGGCGATATTCTCGTTGTATCAGGGGTTGCAGGTGTTGACGAAAAATATAGAATTAAAAAAGTCAAAGACGATGCCTTGACATTCGGTAATATACACTGGTATCATAAAGGGTGGCGTTTAATGCGGATGTTAATGAGCGCCTTTTATTGGGGATGCAAGGTATTGTTTGTGAAATGTCGCATACATAGACTTCGTAAAGGATAGCATGGACAAAGGCATATTTACAGTAGGTGTTGATAATTTGCGCCAGCGGTATTGGGATCCGCTCTTCGGCGGCATGTTCGGTGGCCAGAAGGCTATCCGCTTTGATGGCTCGCATGATGGCATACTGGGCTTTGTCAATATGATGACAGGGATCAGCGGCACGGTGATTGATCCGGACAACCCAATATTTCAGATAAAGGCTAATAAGCGCAACATACATGCCTCGGTCAAACTAATTAGCAACGCTCTGGCGACTACGCCGTTGCGGGTTTACAAGACGAAGGAACCTAACGTCAAATCTAATTTCAAGTATACCAAAGTACGGGAAGTGTCTGAGCATCGCAAGAAAGAAATGATCTCGAAGGCGACGCCAGGAACTCCGCTGGCACAAGCTAACGATTTGGAAGAAATAGTCGGGGGTCATCCCCTGGTTGACCTGCTTAGAAACGTCAATAGCGCATGGGACAATTTCGGGTTGAAGTTCGTTACGGGAGCGTACATGTCGCTCACTGGCGATGCTTACTGGTTGTTGTTGCGGAACAAGATCGGCGTTCCATCGGCTATCTGGATAGCACCAGCAGAATATATGCGGATCCGGCCTGATGAGAATGTATTAGTCAAAGAGTATGTCTATAGGCGGGGTATGAAAGAAATTGTATTCCCGCCGGAAGATGTGATCCACTTCAGGCTATACGCTCCTGGGGCAAGCTATCAATTTCATGGCAGAGGCGATGTCGCGGGGGCTGCTGATGCTTTCAATTTGACAGAGAACATACAACAGTTTGAGCAAAAGATATTCCAGAACGATGCTAATCTTGGTGGCATTCTTAGCACAACTAGCAAGACTGCTCCGGAACAGCGCAAGAAGTTGAGCAAAGAATTCACGACTGGTTATGTAGGTGTGAAAAACGCCGGTAAGTGGATGGTAATGGAGAACGTCGAACCAAAGCCATTGGGCATGACTCCCAGGGAACTGGACTATCACGACGCCAGGGAAACGTTGATGCGCGAGATGTTACGCAATTTCAGCGTTCCTGAGTCGATGATGACAAGCCAATCAAGCACGAGAGCAGGATTGGAAACGTCACTGACGCAGTTTGCATTGATGTCTACTCTGCCATTTTGTGTACTTATGACAGAGGCGTTGAATGCTCAATTATCCCCACAATTTAACGACAATATCATCATCGCGTTTGACAATCCTGTGATGGATGACAAACAATTCCAGTTGAAGCGGGACAGCGTTTATCTGAAGTATGGAGCGACGACCCCTGATGAGATTCGCGTACGAGATGGCAGAGAGCCGCTTGGTGGGCTATCATCGGAGCCGTGGGTTGACAGCAGTAGAGTCCCACTTAGCATGGTTGGCCAGCAGGACGTAGATGCCCAGGCAGACCAGGTGAACCTGATAATGGAACGGGCTAGAGAGAAGCGTAGAGAGAAGCGGGAGGCGTGATGATATATATTCTGGGAACATTAGCTGGATTGAGTAGCATATTCTTGGTGTTGAATAGGTACTTTGAAGGGATGAGCGTGTTTTGCTGGATGGCTACATTCCTAAGCTGTGCGACTTTATGTTCTGTATTGTTCGTGTGGGGTGTAACGAGAGCTGAGTCAAGTAGCGATTATAGATATATGGAGTTATGGCTTGAAGCGAATGACCCCCAGAAGTGTACGACTGACATACGGTTCATGGAGTTATATATACGATATGATCGAGAATATAATAGTTGGCTAGGCAGGCAATTCGCGTGCGAGCCGCCAGAAGCAATACGGGAGTTATTCAGCAAAGGACATAAGGTAGCATTTCAGACCACTATGAGCGATTGAGGGGGAGAGATGGGCAAGACGACAAAAGAGATAGTGAGGATAGCTTGGGAGCAGGATCGGGTGGTGGTAATCGGTCATGCAAGCAAGGGATATATCGCTGATTATGATACACATGGGTATTGGGCTACAGTGGGCATGGAGACAATACGATGCCATTATAACGATGGCATCCGCTTTGTAGATAAACCAGCGGAAGAGCAGCCGGAAGATGTCGCAGAAGAAGCGGAGCGTAGAAGACCGCCGCCAATTGAAACAATAAACGGCGTCTTTATTACTGACGCTGAGAATACCAGGCGCAAGGATGAATTAGCCAAACTCAAAGCAGAGAATACCGAACTCCAAGAGCGGTTGACTGTGTTGGAAGCGGGACAGCGTTTATCTGACTATCATGTTTGCTCCGGATGAATGCGGCGAGAGTTCGGAGATAATCTTGCAGAAGTTGGAAGGCGTGGGCAATGCATTAGGCGGCTATACGGAAGCAGTCAATGAGTCATCCGAGACATTATAATGACAACTAATATCAACAACCTCATAGTCACAACGGCAGTCAAGCTCATGGCTCTGGAAGAAGCCGACCTTGAAGCGAAATGGCACGTCTTTGTGAAGCGCACAGAGAAGACCGAGGATAAGTTCAAGCCTAAGTTGCAGACGGTGTTTACGAAGCAGGAGAAGGCTGTGCTGGCCAAGCTGAAAGGCAAGCGTATACCAGACACCAGCGATGCGGAGAAGTCAATCGTCTATATGTTGTTTAAGGACAACGAGGCTATCTTCAAAGCCAGCGAAGAAGCCGAGAAATTTGTTGACCAGATATACACAGCTTCGGCGTGGCAGGAACCATTCACGGTCGTTATGCAACCATTCGTTACCGAAGCATTCAAGGAAGCTGGCGATGCCGCATTTGTAGAGATAGGCTTAGAAGGTGCGTTCAACGTCACCAACCCAACGGCGCGGAAGTTCCTGAAAGACAGAGTGTTTGATAGCGTCAAAGGGATAAACGAAGAGACGCGAGAGAAGCTCAAGCGTGCTCTGATAAAGGGCTTTGACGCTGGCGAAGGTATACCGGAGATAAGCAAGCGCATCGCTGGCGTGTTCGATATTAACCGTGGCTCACGGACAGATAAGATAGCCCGGACAGAGATCGTGGGGGCTTCCAACAACGGAACGCATCAGACGTATGTT